GGCAGCATTTTTTTTTTTTTTTTTTTTTTTTGTACCAATTAGAAGAAATTTAAGACCAGAAGGGCCTTAAACAAAAACAAAAACGCCTTGACCAAAGCACCACTTCACTAAGAATGTGATATGCTTAGCTGACTGCTTGCGCTTCAGCCCACGGGTTTACGTGTTTGCTAGATTTACGTCAAAAGACGCCTGCACCTGAATTGCTTTGCGACAGGTGGAGAAAGAAATAAAATAGATAGCTAGCTGTGCGGTGCACAGTAGGTCTATATGGGGTCAACGGTGGATTGCCACAACGCATGCTGCGGCGACCCGATAAGACCACCAAAGGAAAAATCGTCGCCCACAGCTCGATATACATCGATGCCTGAGCCGACAAGCACGCCCGCACCACTAGATGTAGTAGAGCCAACGATTGTCACGATAGGATAGGGGAAGAAGATAGAACGAGCACTAGTTTGATCGAATGCGCCGTAGTTGGTGGGAGCCATGTGTCCAGTACAATGAAATGGTACTTCGAACTCAATGGTTCCTTCGAATCCCGGAATAATAGCAAGTTTATAAGCACCTAGCTCTGGTTGATATGCAAATCCAACTTTTGTGCCCGTCGCGGTTGTGATGGGCACGTCAAATAGGACCTGCAGTGGACCAGTGCCAAGATTGGTGCTTGCGCCAGCCGAAGCGGCGGAAACCCTGCTCATACTCGGGACCATGTTACCTGCCACAGCTGGGTTAGTGAGGTTAATGTACACATTAATGGGTAAAGTGTTATCATAATTAGTACCTTTAACAGAAACGACTAATTTGTATCTCATGGATCCTCTGAAAAATGAATAAAGTGGGTAATACTGTGAATAGGTATCAGCGTACTGAGTAATCACAGTCGAGTTAGCACCACTAGTGGTTGTGTAATTGCTAACGTACTTCGGGGTTTGATTCCCTAATACGTTAGAGATCGCTCCGTTCTGGGGTGTTACGGGAGCCCAAGGGAACAGTACGAAGCCGTTTCCAGTTGACCCCTGCGCGGCGGCGGCTGAAGCGAGAGAATTTAACTGTACTCTACCTAAGTAGGAGTACCGTTTAAGTATTTGGCGAAGAGATGTTACATTTTCGCCCATACATGTCGCATAAGGCAACATTGATAAATCCCTCTTTTCATCCATACTCTCCGCAGAAGACTTAGTCGGCACAATCCTAGCCTTGCCCATCTGTGCAACATTTGGAATACCAAATGGCAAATAGGTGGACTTGACTGGACTGGCAAACTGGGCATCCTTCATAGAAACGAAAACGAGTACTTCAACACTGCTGTTGACGGTAGACGCAGCCACTAGCGGATTAATCACGGATAGCTGAACGATGCCAGTAGCGCTATTTCTGATGTCTCCACCAGGATAAGCGGTTTTGGCGTCGTAATAGCAATGCATCCATGGTCTCACAGAGACGAAAGGGACCTCAAAAGTAAAAGTTGTGCCATTACTGAGGTCTATCTCGTCTGTGTAAGCGTAACCCGGCTGATTAACAAACTGTACGTCGCTAGCTATTGCACCAGCAGGGTAAGAAAAAGGGCGAAAGGAGACTCGAAGACGACCAGAATGAAACTGGGTCTTAACTACATGAAAAGTGTAGACCATAGTACCACGCCAAGTTCCAAAGTGTGAGGCTATTTTAGCAATCATTGGTAGGGAAACTGTTTGAGCATAGTTTCCAGCTGTGAGTGCCGTAAGAGACTGGGTCCATAGTGGAGAATTCGGTTGAATAAACAAGGAAGTGTCCGCCACGGTACCAGTGCCCCAAGTGAACTTGGTGTAGTAATTTGGTCTAGAACAAATATAATCGAGTCTCATCTCATCCTCGTCCGTACCAGCCCACCCGGGTATGGTCGCAAGTGCGTTCGCTGCGCTCAAGCCAAGCTTGTGCGAGGTATCTACACCGTCAGCATTTAAAAAATACTGTGTTGGCGACTGCCTAACCCGAGTTACTGGGGCCTCCACTGAGGGTTTAGAGAAACCTAACATTTTTAAAACTGTTTCACCAGCATCGGTAATGAACCGAGCTGGTTCTGACAACCATCCCAATCCTACCCATGGCAACACGTCAGCCACTGCCGTTCCAATAGAGCGGACGGTGCCTGATATTGTTCCTCTGGTTTCCATCTTTTGTATTTCTTTTCCCACCTGAGCAAAAGCAGTTGTAAGTGGGGCATCTGTCGGGTATCGAAGTTCGACATCTTCAAATGCGGCCCAAATTGTGTAATTAACAGAATTAGCAGCTTGTGAGGCCAAGGGTGACAACACGGAAATAACGACATTTCCAAAAGATCCTTGGCCTTGGGGTAAATTAAAGAACAAATACGGGGAAATGTAAGGGGTAGTGAATGACATGCTGGTAGTGTTAGCCAAATTCATGACGACATGGGGGCATCCCGAGGCCGCAATCAAGTCGGTAGTGGTGTTGGTATACCACTTGGCATGCGATTGCATGTATTCCGAATACGGAACATAATGCAACAACAGCGCACCGGCCTGGAAGGGCTGGGAATTGACCTCAATTCGCACTTTGACTTTAGCTTTCATAGCAGCAAAACCATCTAATTTAAATACATTTTGATTATAGTTAGTAGTACCTGTTTTAAAAAGAGCTGAAGGGAATGTTAAATTTGCAAGTGTTTCACCAGCGGTTTGGGTTGAAGCCCAAGTCCCCTGGCTAACGATGACCATACGACTCAGAAAGTTCTGAATCGTATGCTCATCCGTCTCCGTGATGGAATCGTACATAATGGATGGTAGATCTGCTTCTTTCGTCACATATCTGTCCACTGCGGTCGAGCCATCATCTCTCAAAGTAATCGTGTCCGTTGTGATCGCTGAGGTCGTAAGGGTTATGTCGGGGTCTGCATTAAAATTTTGTTGTTGTTCGGTAAGCTGGGTCTTTGAATCGGGTTAGCTCAGACCTCGATTCGCACCAACGCTCCCTTGGATAATGTGGGTCTGCCACAGGCGATCCTAGGGTATAAGAGTAAATACTCCCGCCTCTTTCAGCAATAGCAGTACGTAGACCTTTGTTTACGTTGGGTTTTTGTATGGGTCTTGTAAGTTCACATTGCCGAGGTAGTCCATTGCCCATGATGATCTTTTTATGGTAATAGGTTGGGCCTTCGTCCCTAATACCAGTGATCCCTGCTTCTATCGCGCATGTCAGGATCCGGGGCGCGTATTCATTGTAGATGGTACATCCGTGCATCGACAACTCCTTTAGTACATCGTTGATAACTAAAGCCTCTTCTGGGCCTGAATCAACTCCTTTGGCTTTAGTCCAATTGAGCATTTCCAAGCGACTCTCCAGGTCTGCTGGACACATGTAAACGGGCGATTTGCCGTCCACTGTGTCAACTCGCCTAAAGAATCTTTTCAAGAAAGAGACTTCAGTTATCCTCTTGTACGGTCGGGAATCATCACTCTTGTCGGCGGGGGTGTAATCCATTCCAAATTGTTTCATGACTTCAGTAATAGTGTTCATGTTAAACCAGTCTATTATGCTGGGGCACACGGAGTAGACATTGTCGTCTCCATAAGCCACCAGCTTTACTTTCTGATTGAACATTGCCATACTGTCACCAGCATATCCGTGAAGACGTGCTAATACCAGATAGGCACACCTGAAGATGATGTTAACGTAGAGGCTATTAACCTCCGCTGTCGCCACGAAACCACTTGGTAATGAATGGGTGCATTGATAGACTCGATTTCTACACAACCGCACAGCATAAACAACGTGATACCACAGATTCCTGCGAATCGTAGTATTTCCGTCATTGTACTGCGCGTCTAAGATGTCAAAAATCTTCCACATAATCTTATCTATCAATGAACCATCGAAAAGTCGAAAGTCGCCGTCCAATACAAGGGGAGAGTTTGACAATAAATATTGAGCTAGGAAATCCCATTCCCTGCTCCAAACATTCATGCCTACTGCGATCCCGTTGAAAAGACGACCAATCCTCAAATTGATGAGGGCAGTCATGAAATACATCCTAAATGCGATATTAAAATGCATGGGGCCATTAGAAATGACCCGAGTCTTGCCTGCCTTCACCTTCTCCTCAGATCGTCGTTCATCCTTGAGAGTGTCAACCCAAATTACCTCGAAAGGCTCATTGTTTCGACACTTCTCAATCAACTCCATCGTGTCTTGTCGTAGGGCCTTCGCTTCATCCGATTCGAAATCGTAATCGTCGCGGCCCATCCACTTGGTCTTTCCTCGATGTCCATGCTTATGGGTCTCAGTCATATAAGGGTATCCCGGTGATGTAGTTCTGTTAATTGGTTGAAAGAACTCGTCACCTGGAACGCCCATTATAGCCTCCTCATAATGCAGGACTCGATTGGCAACATGTCCAGGTTGCTTCTGGGAGATGTTTAGGTAAACATCTCTGGTCGCTTGGTCGAGAACATCTTCGGGCACTAACCCGCAGGGAATCCCGGCCTTCTTTGCTCCTTCAATCAAAGGGTCGTGCATCTTTCCATCTATCATGGTGGGTCGTAACATCGCAGGTTTCGTAGTCGCTGGCGATATTTTACCATATAGCTTGCTGGGGCCAATCACTGTCTTCGTGCTCTGAGTAACTGGCGTTTTGATGGTTCCAAGATGTATGAAACCCGCGTCAATGGGTTCTCCCTCTCCTTCCATGATGGAATCCAAAGCCAAACCAATCTGCGCTAGTTTGGGCATGTGCTCCAAGGCTGTTTGTATAGTTTCCCAACTTACAACCTGAGCGTAATTCCATCCGCTGACTGTACCGCTGACATGAATGCCAACGATCCTCCCACGTATAGCATCAGTGTTAAGTGATGCAATCTTTCCGCAGTCTCCAAACTTCGTCGGAATTTGGTATTGACATATCGATGTCGACACCACGTCACGCTTCGTCTTCACATCCATCACGTAGTCGATGTGACTGTTCAACAACAGCTTGCACTCTCCAGAAACTCTGGAGAATGAAACTCCATGCGGTCCTCGATCAATGCCAGAGAGCGTCGCCATAACGCTACGATCTGCCATCTTTGCTAGTTCAGCTTCTGTTGCAAAGTGTCCTGTAATATCTTTTCCTCTCATGAACTCCGATATCACACAGAACACCACGTCCATTCCACCTACTTCGTCCTCGGAAATGGCGTGCTCAAGCTGAACTACATTCGTGAAGAGATTGCGGTAATCTCTTGTGATCATCACCTTGTCATTGTCGGTATGCCGGAACACTATCCGGTTGGGGGGGTCGTCCTTCATGTGCAATTGGAAATGCGCAGGCATCATGAACACGTTACCGACAATCTGGGTAATGCAACCCATGTCGATCTCTCGCGCACTCGTCGTTCCAACTTCGTCATATTCCGCAGTAATAAGATACTGCTGTCGTCTGACCAAATTGATCACATCCAATTGGTTGATGCTCTGTCCAAGCTCCGCTCCGCCTTTCACAACACGCGCTCTAGAAATGGCTTTTACACCAGGTCTAGAACGCGGCTGCAAAACGCGTGGGTCACTCTCAGCAACATTCTCACTCTTGCTCGACTTCCTCATTGCAATCAACGCTGGCAACGCCACAATGAGCAGTGCCAACAACTTGTTCTCCTTCGCAAAGGAGAGCACTCCGTTTAGGAATCCCTGCACGTAACTTTTGACAGTCGCGTACACGTTCCTCACAATCTCCGGCAACTTCTCAAATGCGTCATCACACACAGTCTTACACATTTTCAAAGTCGCGCTCACTTTAGACTTAAAGCCATCCTTCTCTCTCAAGAATGCGATGAGCAATAGTCTAAACACGTCGTCATCCATGAACTGAGGTTTATAGTCAACTAGATTAAACTTATAAGGATCGCCATTCATCTCCGATTTTTCATACGAAGCGTAAATGACATATCGATTATAGGTCTCATCGTCGGGGTCAATGGGGTTCTTCTTCAACTCGATAACCCAATCCAGGAACTCGCCCAAGTTGTACTTGGGGGCTACTACTGGATCGGATCCTGCTTGCGCGTACACTCTCATGATGTCCTCATTGCCAATCTGGGCTACGCCTTTCTTCGCACACAGCTCTTCGGCGTACTTGTCTAGCCATCCATCCAATGCGTTTCCGTCTTGCATGCGGCTCTTCAAATCGTCTTCCAACACTTTGATGAACTGCTCCCACTCGTACACAACGCCTGTTTCAGCGTTCCTACTGAGTCGAGCCCTAGCATCAAACTTCTTGAACACATAGATGTTAGGGTTGATCTCCGCTCCGGGCTTCGCTGCTCTCGCTTTCTCAATGTCAAGTCTAGTCCTCTTCTTTCCGTCTGGGCCAACCTCTTCAATCTTGAATTCATCTTTCAACTCTATAATCCAAGACTGAGTAAATCGGTTCCAAACTGCATCGTCGTACGTCAAAGACTCAACTTTAAGAAAGCGATTGTTCGTGCTACACATCACCACGCCAGACGTGAATCTGGCGGAGCTCTTCTCGCGAATGTCTGCCATGTGCAATGGGAAGGGAAATGGACCTATGGATCTAATGATCTCCATAAATTCCAAATTCGGGTTTCCCACAGCATCTTTCTGTTGTCCAAAGTCGTCAAACACGCACACAAACTGGCCGTTGTAAGCATCCCAAAACTCTTGGGATGTGTTCCTCATATAGATCTGGTTCTTCAAGTCCTTAATGCCTGCTACTGCGCACAAATGCGTAGCAATCAGGTATTGCAATCTCGATTTACCAATCTGCGACTCACCTACTAGCCACAACCCAAGGGGGGTTGTGCGCACACTCTTAACTTCGGGGAAGTTCGTCTCCACGTGTGTCTTCAACTTCGAGGCCATCACCAAGCATCGCTGCATGGCTGACCTGTACTCGGGCGTCAGTGCTGGCTGGTACTTCAACATCAGTTTGTGTCCAATCTGGTACAAACTGGTAATGAAAAACCTGCCATCTCGCGTCTTCATCATCTCGTCACACGCACTCTTGTAAGAGTATGTTTCCACACTCTCCATCCACTTTCCTATCTCAGGAATGGCACTCGTCAACAAGTCACGATCATATCCCAGGACTTCTACCTGGAACTTGCTCCACAAAGGGTTCACTATCGTCTGGATATACTTGGTAATATCTCCTAACGCAGAACACGCTCTGGGGAAAGCGGCAACTTTTCTCATCCAAGATTCCGGGGAGTTGTCTCGACCCGGAATCTTTCCTACACCATATGCTACCAATCCTGATAGCACGATGGATACACCCAAAGGGATGTATCTCAACACACTCTCAGTCGCGTCAGCAACCTTCGGGGCATCAACATCAAACCACGCGCTGCCAATCTGGGCAACGGCTTCGTACTTCTTATCTGCGGTTCCAAACACCATACCTAATAGACATTTTGCAACGTCCTTAAGTATAATGCCTAAACCACACAACGCATGTAAGAAAGCAGCTGCAACACACAGTTGCAGTGCTCCCCTCACTGTAATGGGGATGTACGGAATCTGAGCGTCTAACGCTTCGTTCACGGTGTCTTTGATAGCTTGCACTACCGTCTCCTTCGCGTCTTCTCCTACTCCAGAAAACATGGCTCTCGTTAAAAAGCCACCTATCTGGGCTCCTCCTTTGATTGCTTCAGCTATCTTCACCAAAGAGGCAATCACACTGGCAACAGATGCTGCCATGCTTAACTTCTTGGAGAAACAATTGCAATGTTCTTTGTGGCAATTGGGGCATTCGGGCTTTGGGGGGTCGTCGTTCTTCTCGGGGTCCTTGGGGCGTTCGGGTCGGGGTTTGGGATCAGTAATGGGGTTGTCTACTTGGAAATATTCCGCACCTATCTGGGCACGTATATTTATCTCCTTCTTTCCTTGCTTGCTTGCTCGCATGGCAAGTTTCCTCAATTCGGGGGCACACTTCTCAGCATACTTCTTCAACTCACGCACATTCGATGGAGTTACTTTGCTTAAGCGATTGTCTCGCAAAGTACTGCATACTACAGGGCCTGGATTGGGCTCAATGCCTTCTTCCGTTAAGTCAAAGGCAAATTCCAAATCGGGAACTGGATCTTCAATCAACACCAATCTCCCTTCTATCTTCATAAGTCTAGCATTATCAATAAATTTAACGTACGGATTAAGATTTGTGGTCATATCCATGCGCTTCAACATACCATGCAATGCAAACTGACGTTGATAGAACTCCTCTATCACTCTCTCACTTGCTTCACCTTGCGGTTCCACAAAATCCAAATTGCACCAAGTGTCAAATTCTACGTACTTAGAAAGCACGTAAAACACTTCACTCTGGCGATCATTCAACTCATCCAAAGAAACACAAGAAAACGAATTATTTAAAGTATCCATGAAAGTCGCGGGCAGATTTCTTCAATACCACTACGGTTGTGAAATCAATCCCACAAAGTGAACCGTAGCTACAAAACCCATAAAGGGGCGCCATAAGGCTGGCCTGAAACTACTATGTCTCCTTCGCTTCGTCAATCTAATTTGAAAAACATGTGAAATTCGCTTGTTCCGGTGCTAGTATTCACAGAGGTTCATCATCAAAAATTGACTAATCGATATCTAACATAGCATGCTTCCCTCAGGAGAAAGAAGCAACTTAATAAAAATTATACAAAACAAAATGAAAAATTGTAAATAAAAGTGAACAAAGGGTCCCTAGATTCTATCAGTGTACAGCGCGCAAACGTCGGTGCACAGTGAACTGCAACGGTGACCTCCCAGCCGAAGTGGGTGGGCCAGGTTGAGGCAAAATAGGGTAAATAGAGTACGTTA